TGATTGTATCTGATTTGATTTTTAATTTCTCAATATCTCTATATAAGGTGTCTGTATTAGTAAGAACTATAGGTTTTGGTGTCACAATTTCTTTATTATTTGTGACATCTATAAATAGATAAAAACATATTATAGCTAGCAGGAGTATTGACACTATATAGAATCTAAGATATTGCATCCAGCAAAGGTAAATATAAAAGTTTTATATTTGCAATAGATAAATGGCAAGAATCAGTACATATCAAATAGATGAAAATATATCTGGTGGAGACAAATGGATTGGGACTGATTCTAGTTTTAAAAACGCTACAAAAAATTTTACTGCAGATAAAGTTGCAGATTATCTTAACTCTTCAGGTGTAATTCAATCTCAAGCTTTAAGGTATATGTATCAAGCCGATATTTTATCAAGCGTAAGGTATAACAATACAATATCTTTTAAAACACAAGGTCCAAGTTACATAGACTTTAAAGACATAGAAAGCTTTTTATTAAGCACCTATGCAAAGCCAAATAAAGATGTTCATACATTCTATACTGACCCATTAATTGGCTCTAATATTTTATTAACTAACGCTAATAATGTATCAAATTGGGCTATATATTCATGGGATAATTCAACTCAAGACCCTGTAGAACTTTTATTTTACGATATTGATGTTACGTTTTTTTCAGGGACAGGTGGTCTGGTAAATGGAGAAGATTATTTAATATCTTTACTTAGTTTAAATTTAGGTGATGATAAGACATTTATATACACTCAGTCTTCAGCTTCTAGTGTTTGGAATATAACACACAACTTAGATAAGTACCCATCTGTATCTGTTGTTGATACTGCAAACACTGTTGTTTATGGGGACGTAAACTATATAAACGCAAACGAAATAACAATAACATTTACTAATACATTTTCAGGTAAAGCATTTTTAAATTAAAAAATTATGGCTATCAAGTACTTAAATAGTATCTCCCTAGAGGGAAATCAGATACAAAATTCATTGTTGCAGGTTCTTGCAACTAACCCTACTCCGCTTGGAGAGGGTCAATTTTTTTATAACTCTGCAACAAAAAGTTTTAACTTTTATAATGGTACGGCTTGGGTTGTCCTTGATGGTGCTGCAGGTCCTACGGGCGGAATAACCTCAATAATAGCAGGCACTGCGTTAAATGGTGGCGGTAGTACATCTACTGTTACAATAAACCACGATGACTTTGGAACTGCAGGTACGTATGCGTATCCAACTTCAGTTACAACAAATGCTCAGGGTCACATAACCTCTATATCAGCAGGTTCAGCTCCGGGCACGATGAGCTCGTTCACCATAGCGGGTGACTCAGGTGCTAACCAAAGTATATCAAACGGTAACACAATTACTTTTGTAGGTGGTACAGGTATCACAACCTTAGGTGGTGCTACTGACCAAATGACAATTACGCTTGCTCTAAATGAGCTTCCTGCTAATGCATCAGCTTTAAATAAAGCAACTGATAAGTTAGTCGGGCTATGGGGCGGTGGTACTACTCAGGGTACTAAGGTTGTAAGTGCGTTGCCTGTAAGTGCTTGGGGTACTGCTACAGAGCAAGTAAATATGGGTTCTAATAAAATTGTATCTTTATTAGACCCTACAGCAGCACAAGACGCAGCGACAAAGGGGTATGTTGATTTAACTCTTGCGGGGTCAGGAGCATTAATATTCCAAGGTGGATATAATGCATCTACAAATACTCCTAACCTTGACACACCTCCAACTATAACCATAAACAAAGGTTTTTCTTGGACTGTTACTGTAGATGGATTATTCTTTAGTGAGCAGGTTAGGGTTGGTGATATGCTTATTGCGAATGTCAATAGCCCAACTACATTAGCAGATTGGACTACAGTTCAGAGTAATATTGACTTAGCTACAAGCACAACTCCGGGTATTGCATCATTCCCTACAGCAGGTGGATTAAGTGTATCTACAGGAGCTGTATCGATAGCGAACTCAGGAGTAACTGCATCAACCTATGGTAATGCAGGTGCGGTATCAACTATTACAGTAAACGCACAAGGAAGAATTACCTCAGCTAGTAATACTACAATAGCAATACCATCTACTCAGATTACAGATTTTTGTAATGCTGTTGATGTTTGTGTATCAACAAGTACAAAGTTTACTGCATTTATTGGAAACGGTGCGGCAACTGCATACAACATAACTCATTCATTAAATAATTTAGATGTTATGGTTCAGTTGTATGAGGTTTCTACAGGGGATACAGTTTATGCGGAAGTTCAAAGAGTAACTCCTGATAGCATAACAGTTACATTTGGAGCAGCAATAGCACTTAACAGCATAAGAGTAATGATAATATCAATCTAGTAGATGGGTATTAAATTTTTATATGGAGTAACAGTAAATGGCGATAGCACGTTTACAGACAATATAGGAGTTGGCAATTTAAACGTTAATGGAACTTTACGAGTAGATAATCAAGGCGTAGGTCCAATAAATATACCACCACAACCTGATATTTGGATTACAATAAATGTAAATGGCAATGATTATGTAGTACCTGCATATCTTCCTGGTCCATAACAATAAATAAAATATATTTGCATAAAATTAAATTAAATCAAAATGGCTAAATTAAAAGAAGAAGAGCTTACTAGAGTAAGAGAATTATTAAACGAGTTTAACGGCTTAAAGATTCAATTAGGTGACGCATACATCTCTCAGCAGATGATTATGAAGCAGATTGATGATATTAAGGGTGTGTATGCTCAAGTTGAGTCCGAGTTATCGTTAAAGTATGGTGAAGATGCGACTATAAATATTGAAACGGGAGAAGTTATAGTCCCTGAAAAATAAATGGCTATAACTAGCACATATCCAATATATGCATCAATTGTATTAGTTGATAAAATAGAATCAACTTATACGTATAGTTTTTTTAGTGGGTGTAATTAGAAAAATATCAATAGGACCGGACTATAAGTCAGGAGCTATGCACTACTTAGTAGGGCAAGATGTCTTGGGCAACACGCATAAAATACATTTAATCAAATTTAATAATGATAATAGTTCAATACAAATTTGGATACAGTTAAGAAATGAGATATTCCTATGGAAAGAGTTCTCAGATACTGTACCTGTCTCTATTGAATACGACATAAACTTTTAATGAAATCACCGTTTTACTTTATAGTAAAGCCATTAAAAGGTAAGAGATACGACAATACAAGAACGATAGGAGATATTGAACTTGTAGTAAGCACATCAGAAGAGGACCATAAGTTCGCTAACCGATATGCTGAGGTTGTTGAATTGCCTATTGGCTATAATGGAGGGGTCGCAATTAGCGACACCTTGCTAGTTCATCACAATGTATTCAAATTTTATAATGATATGAAAGGCAACCAAAGAAGCGGTAGAAGCTTCTTTAAGGACGATTTGTTTTTTGTAGATAATGAGCAGTTCTTTCTGTATAAGCATAATGACAAATGGATAGCTCACGATAGATATTGTTTTATTAAACCACTTCCTAAAGAGGAATCTATTATATTCAAGAATACTAAAGAAGAACCCTTGGTTGGTATAATGAGATATCCTAATAAGTATCTTATGTCTATGGGAGTACAAGATGGAGACAAGGTTAGTTTTGCTCCAGAGAATGAGTATGAGTTTACTGTGGATGACGAGAAGTTGTATCGCATATTTGACCATCAGATAACAATGAAACTATGACTGTAATAGAAACAAAGCTAAGAATTATAAAAGCAGGTCATCGAGCTGTTGAGCAGTTAATTAAAGTTGCTGAAGAAGACATCATTAAAAAGGATGACGAGGGTGATGATTTGTCTGCGGATAGATTAAAAAATGCAGCGGCAACTAAAAAGTTAGCTATATTTGATGCATTCGAGATATTGAACAGAATAGAGTTAGAGCGAGAGAATATCGAAGAATCTAAAAAAGGAGAAAGTAAAACAGCGACTAAACAAGGATTTGCAGAACGAAGGTCTAATAAATAATCTGTACGTAGTACTCAATGATTTTATACCCAAAGCGGTATATACAAGTAAGAATAAGGCTAAATCATGGTCGTACGGGTATAATGAGAAGTATGACATTGTTATAATCTCAAAGGACGGCACGTTAGGTGAGGTTGTATCTATACAAGGATTTGTTATAGGTCTACCTAAAGCTCCTGATAAGTATTACAAACGCCACGATAAGAAAGAGCAGCAGTATTGGGAGCGACAAGAGTTGCCCAAAGAGCTCGCAAGAATACAGTCTATATTCCAATGGAACGATAAGCCATCTGCATTTAAGGATAAATGGGTTGACTACATAGAAGAAGAGTTTGACTATAGAGAGAAGGGGTTCTGGTTTGCAAATAACGGTAAGCCTACATATATCACAGGCTCTCATTATATGTACTTGCAATGGGCATCTATTGACGTAGGGTATCCTGATTATAGAGAGGCAAATAGAATATATTGGATATTTTGGGAAGCGTGCAAGGCTGACGATAGAAGCTTTGGAATGATATACCTAAAGATTAGACGTTCAGGGTTCTCATTTATGACATCCTCTGAATGTGTTAATATAGGTACACTGGCTCGTGACTCTAGGATTGGTATACTATCTAAGACAGGAGCAGATGCCAAGAAGATGTTCACGGACAAGGTAGTTCCAATCAACGTAAGACTTCCGTTCTTTTTCAGACCCATTATGGATGGTATGGATAAGCCAAAGACTGAGCTTGCGTTTAGAGTACCTGCATCTAAGATTACTAAGAAGAATATGTACGAGGCTGACGATACTGAGGTAGACGGACTCGATACATCTATAGATTGGAAGAACACAGATGACAACAGTTATGATGGTGAGAAGTTACTATTCTTAGCTCATGACGAGAGTGCTAAATGGCTCAAGCCAAATAACATTAAAGATAACTGGCGTGTAACTAAAACCTGTTTACGATTAGGTAGCAGGATAATAGGGAAGTGTATGATGGGCTCGACCTCAAATGCACTTAGTAAGGGTGGTCAGAACTACAAGGACATCTACCTAGACTCTGACGTATTGCATCGTAACGACAACGGACAGACTAAGAGTGGTCTCTATAAGCTTTTCATCCCAATGGAGTGGAATATGGAGGGCTTTATAGATAGATACGGTATGCCTGTATTTAGTAAGCCCGAAACACCTGTAATGGGAGTCGATAGCAGACCTATTAAGAATGGTGCTATAGATTACTGGGAGGCGGAGGTAAAGTCTCTTAAAAGCGATGCAGATGCGTTGAATGAGTACTATAGACAGTTCCCAAGAACAGAGTCTCACGCATTCAGAGATGAGAGCAAGCAGTCATTGTTCAATCTGACTAAAATATATCAGCAGATAGACTACAACGAT